GGGAATGACTTCTTTAGTCTCTCTAAGAATATCTCCCAAGTGCTTGCTTGTAAATCAGATATTTCATATGCCGTAGATGATGTAGACTGTGCAGATGTACCTGTAGCAGATACTGCATCAGCTTTACTAAAGTTAACCATCTTAGCTAATGGTGTCTCAGCTTCTTTCAAAAGATTTTTTATCTTATCATTGCTATTTAATTGCAGTGCCTCTTCTAATAGTGGCTTAATTATCTTCTTATCTCTTACCTTTAGTTTAGTAAATGCCTCAGATGCTAATACCTCTGCAATAATCTCTAGCTTATCTGCCTTGCTAACATTATCATTTTTTGCTTTCTTTATTTTTTCAAATACTTCCGTCTCAGCTTCATTAGCTTTATATTTTACCTTGCCTGACTTCTTTTTTTCTATACCTACAGCCCTCTTTTCCAACTGATTAAAGTAGTATTCTGATACCCTATAGAAAGGGGCAGTCTCTTCCATCATAGCGACAGCTCTACCTCTTATGTATATGGGGTAGTTTGGATGTATCTGCATACCTTCAGCTTTTGCCTCTTCTCTTGAAATCTTTGCTGATGCTACAATATTATTTATCTCCTTTGTGTATTCTTTTTCAGTTATCTCATTATTTTTAAGACGCTCATCAAGCTGTCTCTTTAAATCGCTTACCTTTACACCATCCTTGTTTGTAATCTCAAGCACCATAGTCAGTGCCCCTGCCTTTAGGTTCTTAGTAAACCCTTCAGATGTCTCATCAATAAGTACGTCTTGTGCTATGCCAAGAGATTGCAACTTTTTTAGTAGCTCAACCTTATCAGTGTTTATATCTAATGTTTGAGGTAATATAAGCCCCATTACTTCTGCTCTTGTATCTACACTTTCATTTTTTTGTAATGCCTTAAAGAACTCCATTGCATCGGTAGCACTATCTAAATGTTTCTTCGCCTTCTTTACATTTTTTAACTTTGATTCTTTAACTCTCTCTTTGATAAGATTAAATATATTCTCCTTTTGCTCCTCAGGAATCTTTTCATTGAGAATCTCTGCCATAATAATATTAGACATTATACCACCTTCTCCCATATTATATACAGTAGAATAGTTTGCATCCATAGCACCCAATATTATTTTTGATGCTGCCGCATCTGTTATAGATGCCCACGCAACCTTACCAAATAGCCCTTCCATTAATGGAAAGAAGTTACCACCCATCTTTACGTATGGATTGGTTTCTATATTGTGAGGTTTTGTTGGGTCCTTTAATTCTACCTTTAGCTTGTCAGCCATTAATAGGTTTATCTTCTTCCCTATTAAATCTTTTAGTTTAAACCTTTTTATCTTATTTGCAAGAGAGATGTTTTCTTTTACTGTTATAGGTATTGGCTTTACTGTTGGCTCTTCTAATACTATTGTCTCTTCTGAGGCTTCTTGCTCATCTAATTTTTTAAATAGTTTCTTTACCTCTTTCGTCTTCTTGTCTATTACCTCATCTTGTGTCTTGCCTTCATCTAATTTGAATTGTACATCATCACTATCTAACATACTCTCTAAGTCCAACACGTCCTGCTTTAACACTTCAATCTCTGCTAGTCGTGTCTTGTTTTTATCTGCTACTCGTTGTTGGAATTTTGTTAGCTTCTTGCCTGCAATATTTTTATCAGCTATGCCGGATAAGATACCATCAAGTCTTGATGCTTCAATAGTATTATTATCAAATGCCTTGACATCATCTTTATTAGGTCTAGCAATAGCATCAGGCATAGGTGATACATCTTCAATTTGTACTTCTTCGTATGTTGATATATCATTTAATAAAACAATCTCTCCTGTAGTACCATCTTCGTTTTTAGTAACGATAGCATCAAAGCCTTTTTCTTTTAATGCATTAGTTAGTTCAATACCTGTCTTCCCATTATTTTCTTCCGATAGTTTTCTTTTATATTCTATCTGTGTATCAGTAGTCACATCAATGACTAATGGGTTGTTAATCTGTACAGTACCTGTTTCAAATCCTTCAGGTGTAAAGTCAGCTTCTTTTTGAGTTATATATGTTCCTGCTGCTTCTACATCTTGACCAAACTGAGCACCCATATCAGGTGCAGGTTTAGGATTTCTGTTGTAATTAATTGTTATAGGTTCATTTGTTGCTAACACATCTTCTCTTACCTCAGTATCTACCTCAGTATCTACACTTATATCTGTTTGTATTGGTGTAGGCTTAACTAATACAGGAAGGTCTATAGAAATAGTATATTCAACTCCTCTTTTTTTAGCTGTTTCTCCGGGGAGTGTGGGTGGAGGAGGTGGTCCTTTTTTTTCTATTATATTTGCTATTATACCCGGATATGCTTCTTCTATTTTAGCAAGCTCTGATTCTGCAGAATATTTATCAGTAGTTTTGAAAGGGTTATAAGCAGCATCCCCTGCTTTTTTCACAGACTGCTTTGTTGCGTCACTATATTTTGTAGGTCTTGTTACTACATTTCCATCAGAATCTACCTTTTCTATTAGCCTTGACTTCTTATAAGTTCGTAAACCGCCTTCAGATATTGTTGTAGTTTCAACAACCTCTGCATTAGCAGGCAATGTATTCTCTGCAGATGTAATCATACCCTTAAATAAGCCACTTTCAGTTGATTCGAACTTACCCGTAAACATATTTGTTGGCTTACCGTTTTCATAAACTCTTGTATAACCTACAAAATTATTATCATTTTTTCCGCTAATTATAACATCTACACTTCCCGTCTCAGGATTTACATACTGAGCAGTAACAACTCCCTTTTCATCAGGTTTTGTAATGTCGTATATTTTAGCCCTTCCCTTTCCATCATTACCTTTGTTATAAGGTAGTTCTTTAGATGAATGCTCTTCTCCAAATTGTTTTTTAACACTATTGCTTCTTTCGGATAGATTTTTTTGTCTATCTTCAGCTACCTTATCTGTAGCTACCTCAGTATCTACCTCAGTATCTACCTCAGTGTCTACACTTATATCTGTTTGTATTGGTAATGTGAAATTAGCAGCATCGTATTCCTTCAGTGCTTTTGTAGCCGCCTCAAGCCTTGGTCGTGTCTCCTTCATATTCTGAGGAGTCATATTATCCTTAGCCGCCTCAAGCTCAGCAACAAGAGCATCTCTTTCCACTGTAGTACCTGTCCCCTCTATCACATCGTATTTCGCACGCTCCGTCAGCTTGCCGTCTACTAAGCGTCTTGGTTTTATTACCCTTTCTACAATCATAACGCCCTTGGGAACTTGGTCGCTTTCTTCCCTTCTTCCTATATCTACAAGCTCACTATCTGATACTTCTCTACCAATCTCATTATCAAACACATACCCCTCAGCTTCAAGCTCTGCCTTAGCATTGTCATACCAAGCCTTATCCTCTTGACTTACATTAGCCTTAGACGTTGTTGCATTATTAAGGAATCGAGTAACTGCAACTACCTTTCCTTTTATATCTGTAGCAGAAGCAAAGTCATTTATAGCTATATTAATTCTTTTCTTTAATCCAATCTTATCCTTATCTGTAGCTACCTCAGTATCTACCTCAGGAGAGGTGTCAGTATCTGTAGTAGTTGAAGTCTCATTGGCAACCGCCCTATCAAATAAAGTTGGTTCTACTGAAGACTCTGTATCAGCAGTAGTCTTAGTAACTGTTGGAGCAGCGTCTTTTAATGATGTAGTGATTTTATTTTCTATTATACTCTGTGTCTCAGTGTCGTTGTTGACAACAAAATTAGTTTTAAATAGTTGCTTAGGTGTAAGTTTTTCTATCTTAGAAATAAATTTATCTTTAGATAGCACCTTGCCATCAATAGAATAGTATGGTGATACATCTGTCATTACCAATTTACCTGACAAATCAATTAGACCATCAATATTAACCTGAGACCCCTTATCACTTAATTGTCCTGTCTCTACTATCTGTGCTATCTCACTATTTATATTTTTTATCTTATCACTAAATAGCTCTCTACTATTAGTAGTAGATGATAGTTGTTCTTTAGCATATAACAATTGCGAAAGCCTGCCTGTAATATTAGAATTATCAGATTTTTGATTCCCAACACTTAATAGATTCTTTGCCTCTCTTAATACACCTAAATTCTTCTGTATCTTTTGATTCTGCTCAGATGTAATCTGTCCTAGCGTCTGCATCTTAGTTGCCCAATTGGTTATCCGCTCTTCACTATAATTCATTTTAGCAAGCTCAGATATATTTGTCATCTTCTTTGCAATATTAAGATTAGTAGAACTCCTTTGGTCCATATACATATTAACAGCACCCATACTCATAGTCATTGGATTTACGACACCTCCAAAAAATCCACCGACCATCTCATCTATAATAGCATTTTGGTCAGTTTTCTGACCTGCAACTTTCTGTGCTAAATACTCGCCACTACCTTCAAAAAAAGGGTTGACAGTAGTCTGTTCTGCAGCTAGTGCCGCAAGCTTTGTACTTCTTGATGCAAGTGGTCCTGTTTTAAATATTCGACCTGCTAGACTCATCTGCAGATATGACATCCCTGCTATCGTAAAACCTCTCTTTAATCCTATATCAAATGCTTCTGCCCATACATCATCATTTCGTAATGCCTGCTCCGCTTGAAATGGGTCTGTCATATCATACCCCCTCTTGCTTGCTCCTTCCAAGAATGAATTTGTGTACTCAAGTGCTACAATTGTAGCAGCGTATCCAAGTTTTAGTCCTTCTTGCCCCCCCTTTATTGCACCGGGTATTGCACCTACACCAAGTGTAGTTGCACCTCCAATAAGTGCTCCTGTACCTGTACCTGCTGCCGTTGCCAAAGGTACAATATAAAATCCATATGGAAGAAGTTGAGTTAAGCTCTCTGCAGCCATTGATGCCCCAACCTCCAAGGGATTGTCATAGAATGCATCAAGTTTCTCTTCAAATGAGCGTGCTCCTTTGTGATACCTATATATCCCACGCCCCTGCTTACCTGTATCTGCCTCCTTCATATACTTAGCTATAGCAGCAGCAGCCTCCTCTCTTGTAGAATCTTCATCTATATCTTTTATACCTAATGATACAGCAAGGATGACGGCTCCTGCATTGCCACGTGCCATACCCCTTTTATATGAATTTGTAACAGATTCTACGTCCTCTACCCACTCATCTCTTACCGACTTATCGACCTTTGCATCTAGCCACGTCTTAGATATATTATACCTATCTGCAGCCTGCTGCTTTTGTTTTTCTAAAAGTTTATATTTAACATTAAACTCGTCAAGCCCTTCTGCTTCTCGTGGGGATTGAGGCACAATAGATTGTAATTCTCCTGCTGTTAAACCATAGAACTTCATAGCTACCTCATCCATAGCATCCAATTCTTCTTTTATAACTAGGTTCTCTTCTACTGCAAGTGCTCCATTTACCTCCCACGAATCCTGTAGGTATTTATCAAAGTCTTCTCTTACCCTTTGAAACTCATCTTGATTTACTGACTCTCTTAGTATAGCAGCCTCATCTTTTAACTCTTTTAATGCCTCCTCACTATCTGCTCTCTTCTTTCCATTAATGTATAAGAATCCCATCTCATCTTTCTTCTCCTGTTGTTCTTCAAAACTCAACCCTTCTGTGCTGTAGTCTTGTTGAAATTCATATGTCGGTGAGTTTTCAATAGCAATGATTGTAGACATTAAATCTTCATATCTATTATACATATCCTTGTATGCATTATAGTCCAATCCCCTGTCCTTATAGAACATATTAGCCTCAACGTCTACGGCAGATACATCCTTCCAAGACCCCTCAGCTAATTCATCTGCTTTCTCTTTGGAGTCTACATATAGTACCTCTCCTCTTTTTTTAGCTTCAGCAAATGCCTCATCTGCATCTAACATCATCCATTCAGATGGGTCGGTACCATAATCTGAATCAGGATTTTGAGGGAATAGTGTAGGGTATACAACATTTTTACCATCTACCTCTGCAGATACAAGATTGATGTTTTCTAAATTTCCATCATCAGATACCATATAGTTCTTACGCATCCTACCTATCTTGATAGCATTAGAAATATCATCAGTAATCTCAGGAGGAGAATCTACAGGTGTAGCGTTTGTTGTAATAAAAGACTTTAGTTTATTTACCGCATCACGAGTTATAATCTTTTTAGTTGTACCTGCCGCTAAAGGTTTTAGGTCTATCACCTCTGTAGCACCGTTATCTGTAGATATAACCTCTATAGAATTACGTGTTAGTGATGATACATCTTCAGGTATAATATTATTACCTAGACCAATCTTTCTAAACACAAAGCCATACTTCCCATACTTATCTGTTAGGAAGTCTACTGCCTCATCTTCATTGTAATCTATAACCTCATCTGTAATATTTGCAAGGTCAGCTTGAAATTCTTCAGATAATATTATATCCTCATTTTGTTTAAATTTAGATAGAGCCTCTTCGTCTGATACCTTATCTTCTTCTAAGGTTTTCTGTATAAGTGCTCCCTCTTCTTTTGATGTTACACCTTCGGGTCTAACTATATTAGCAGTACCGGGAACATCTATAAATTCATCTTGAAGGTACTCTTGTGATACCTCACCACGATTCCCATAGTACTCTACACTCTCTTGTGCAGGCGGGGCAGGCGGGGCAGGTGGTCCCGTAGGACTAGGTTTAATTCTAGAGTCAGCTTCGGGGGCTACTATGTTAGCAGCACTCGCTACATCTACAAATTCCGAAGAACCATCCTCCAAAGGCGATGCCATATCGTCTTTTTTTTTTGGCGGTGTAGGTGGAGATGGAGGCGAAGGATTTGCCTCTTGAGACGAAGTATCTGCAGTTGGTGTTACACCCATCAAAACAGCAAAGTCATCAGAGGTTCCATTATATCCTGCTTCTTTAAAAACATTGAATCCGTCATTTAAAGCATCAGGATTTGTTTCTAATAAAACTTTAAACTGTTCTTCTGAACCGTTATATCCTACATCAATAAATATGTTATATAAATCTTTAACTGCCTGCTCGTTCATACAATTTTATTTAGTTGGTGGTTTGGGTATTATAATTTAGAATATTTTGAAGTAAAAGATTCATAGATTCTGTTCCTCCCGATGTTCCGGTAGGTGTTTTTCTTTTTCTTTTACCCTGAACAATTAATTTCTTTTGGTTTTCTTCCATAGAGTTTATTCCTATATTCCGTAATTTTTGTGCAAGTTCTGCAGGTGTATTGTCTTCAAGATTAAATATTATAGGTTGTTCCTCCCCTCTTGTTATTGTAACCTCGGATACTCCCGCATTAGATGTGGCGGATGTATAACCTTCTAATCCGGGGGTCCCTGCTAATATGGCATCTATATTTTCTTTAGTTGTATCTTCATCACCCTCAACAAATACACTCGCATCTACGTTATAAGTATTTTTCAACTCTCTTTGTAAGGTATTCATCACAGATTCATAATCGTTAGAAATTCCTTCAACAGTGAAATTAGTTGTAAAAATGCCCGGCTCTTGATTTCCAAAACCGTCGCCACTTTTTATTGCCTCATTAACATCAAGTATTTTATAAGCAGTTGGTAATGCATAATTTATACCTGACTCAACAAATGCCGCATTGGAAGTATTATATGGGATTGGTTGGTCGTCAAGTCCTGAATCATCAGTATACCTAATTGTAACATCATCTTTTGTAAAATCAAATGCTTTAATAGTAGGATTAACACCCTTGATATAATTTGCTGCTGTCCTTTTTTCTGCTTCATTACCAAATCTCAGCTTAGCAAAAGCCATTAAAACACCTTGTTGAGCATCCTTCTTTTCACCCGCAGTTATTGTATTTGTAGTCAGTTGCTCCCTCTGTGGTTTATAACCTGCTGTGGCAATATCAAGCTTCACGTCAATCTGTTGCTGTATCCTGTTTCTTAAAAAATCTTCAACAACCGTCTCTTGTTCAGGCTTAAACACAGGCTTACCTGCAGCATCTACAGATTTATCTAAGTATATTAATGTACCTGACTTGTCATTAATAAAATCCGTCTCATTATCTGTATACGTATATTTTACTCCCTTATCTGTTTGTAATAAATTATTAGTAAGAATCGATGTGATGTGGTCTGTATCAGCCATCATTGAGCTAATAGTTTCGTCTTCCCATTTTGTATATCCCGGTGCTTCTTTTTGGTCTGTAAGCTGTGATACACTGCTTAGTTCCCTTGACCTTAATGCTTGTTCAAGGTCAGAGATTATATAATCTCCCAAGTAGCCTACCTCGCTTTCTACTGCTGCGTTTACGTCATAGGCATCATATTTTCTTTTAATACTACCATACATCTCTGCTGCGGTACGTGTATTGTTCATATCAAGCCCACCATTCTTATCTCTTGTAGCAAGGCTAATCACTCCGTTGGTAGGATTAATAAAAGAGCCCGTGGTTCTCATATTGGCTAATCCTTCTACCGACTCCATTTCATATATCTCTCGGTATTGCGATTTATTTTTATAATCACTACTTTTCCACCTATCCATCTTCTCTGTGTATGCCTCTTGATATGCTGTGGCAAGGTCGAATGTTAGCTTTGTACCATCTGTATTATTCTGACGGTTACGGGCATAGTCTCCCAAGTTTAACTGACCTGTCTTTAATAGGTTGTCTTGCATACGTCTATACTCCGTCATATCAGTAGCGAACCCATTAATAAACGTGTTTCCGTGGTCGTAATCTCCTACAGGTGCATTGGCAAGCTCGATACCAAACTGTCTTGAGTTCTCATCTATCTCAGCCTTTTTGTCGAGACGCACCTTTGCCTCTTCATTGAGCATATCAGATACACTCTTTCCAACCTCGTTCCAATTTATCCTGTCCTTAGCGTTACGCTCTACGTATTTATAGTAAGTAGCCATATATTAATTTTTATTTTGTGCTGCAAGAATTTGTGCTATTAATTGCACCATCTCAGGCGACACTCCACCTGTTTCAGTACCCTGTGCAGCATTTACTCCACCCATATTAAAAATATAAGGAGAACTTGAAAAGTTAGGAGCAGCTCGTAATGACTGCATAGTATTTGCATAATCATCTGTGCCACGAATCTGTCTTAGTACGGAAGGGTTTAAACCTCTTTCAAATTTTTTATATTCTCTTTTAGTCATATCATCTACTGATGCCAAGGTATTTAAAGGGACTGTAGTTGTGGTAGATGCCAACGAGGTTGCAGGCGTATTTAAAGACGGACCCATATTAGCTGAAATATCCGGAGTTCCTGCTAATAAATATGATGGAACTTGATTTGTTCCAAATATTTCTCCTGCAATTCCTGAGTCTGTTACTGATGCTGTTGATTCTTTTCTTTTACCTGCCGTACCTTTACCATATAACGCTCCCATTGATACTGCCTGACCAACACTGCCTATAGCTCCTTCTATACCTTCTCCGATTGCCGACACCCTTGCACTCTCTGCGTCTCGTGCTGCTTGCTGAGCACCTGCTGCCTCCTGTAAACTTAGGTCTGCTTGCAGTCCTGCTAAACGAGCATCCTCTCCTGCAATCAGTCCCTCAATTCTATTCATCTCTCCCTCCTGTGCAGCTCGGACCTGTTGCTGTCCTAATAAGTCTTGTTGGTATACCTGACCCGCAGTAGAAGCAACGCCTCGTGCAGACCCCTCTCTTGCTGACTCCATAAGACCTGCAGCCTGCACCATAGACCTGTCACGTGCTATATCGTAAATACCTTTGTTTATACTAAGGTCTTCCATATAGTTTACATCAAGTCTCTTTCTTGCATCAGCCATAGCTTTTTCTGCAGCTAATGTTGCTGCATCTCTTTTTCTTTTTTGAGCCCCTGCTTGACCAAATGATGCCCCTGTAGTTGCAACACCTACTGCTAAACTTGTTAATCCTAATGCTAATCCTGACATAATGCTAATTCTTTTTTAATTATTAATGGTGGTAAGGTCTTATAGTCCTCTGTGTACACATCTGCTTCAGCCTCCTCAAACGTCTTAGCATCGCTCTTATATACGCAACACCACTTGGTGTCCTCGTGAATATATAAAACTCTTTGTGTACCTATCTGCGTGAATATAACGTGTGGGGCTTCGACTGTTACAAGCTCACCACTATCCGTTAGATACGATACCTTACCTTCAAGTAAGAATGATGGATGCTGCTGCTTGTGTATCATTGATACCACTATGTGTCCCTTAGGCATAAATAGTTGTCTTGTATAAAGACCTCCTTCTAACGTCTGCTTTAGTGGGTAAGTGGCTTTCATATCCTCACTCTGTGGTGTTCCACACGTATGCATAACAGCCTCATCGTAATTACTTAAGGCTTGTTTAAAAGCCTCTATCCTTTCCCATAGCATCCCCCTATTATAGTTGACATAATTCAATATGTCCTCAGGTTTCTCGTCCTGCAATACAATAGTATCCTGCATAGAATTAAATATTTAATTACAAAGATAGTAATTTTAAGGGAAAGATTTCATCACTTCTGATTCAACTGCAAATAATTCTGTAGGATTAGTTGCCTTGCCCACAGGAAGAGTCAATGTGAACTCACAATAGTGACCCAATATACCGTGAGACTCTGCTATAGGATTCTTGATGTACAAGAAGTATGCGTCCTGTATAGGTATAGGATTTGTAGCAGGAGGAGTGAATGGGGTCCCTTGTTGGTCTTGTGTTGAGTTAACAACCAATTGGTTTACACCATTAACCTTGTTCACATTTATCCCAATAATTTGACCTGCGAATATAGGTACCTCATATGGGGGTATTGCATAGTACAGGTAGTCTCCCACACTTACTATGCTGCCTATATTAATTGTTAGGGCAAAGTTAATCTCGTATGCTGCAGCGGCACCACCCACACTTGTGCTCCGTGATATACCATTTAATGACCGTAGCTCAAACTGAGACTCATCCGTATTTGCTCCTGTTGGTCCATCGCTTCTAACAAAAGCAAACCACGCATACTCTTTCTTCTCAAACCATTGCTCGCTTATCACACCCGTTGTCTGTATATCGCTTGTTAATACTGCGTCCCACGACTCGTCACTCTCTAAGTTTAATGTCTTAAATATCTTATTCTCTAACGGTGATTCGTTAAATATACTTGTTATCGTAGATTCGTATGTAGTACCATAGTAGGTGTTATAATTATTATTGGTGTTGTGCCTGTAAAGGTTGCCATTCTTAAACGTATAGAAAAATTGATTCATTCCTATCATCCAATCAGGTTCATAGGAATAAAAAGATGGAAACCCTTGAGAGGTCTCGCTGTACGTTAATGTATAATTCTGACTCATAACTTATTTTTTTGTCTCTTCAAAGAGACTATTATCTAACAAACACTTACTAATGTAATAACACCATTGGCGTCTACAACTAATTTTTTTCTTACTCCACCAACCTCTACTACATATGTATCTGCAGGAGCTCTTGTGATACCGTTAGCATCAAGACATAAAAACTCGTGAAGCTGAGGGTCTCCTGCTGTTCCATTCCTATTGGGAACATTAAAATATATATCAGGCAGGTCTCCTAATAAACAGTCCACGGCACCAAATACTCTACCCGGAACACCCGTAAGGGCTACGGGACAATTTATCTCAACATTCCATCCTGTAGATGTGCAAGGTCCAAACACCTGAACCACCCCTGTCTCAGGAGTAGCTGCCGTCTTAGGGAAGTATACCGTACACCATCCCGGAGCTGTCGCTGTAAGGGCTACATCACTCGATGTGCCTGTCACTGCACCACTTGACCCGACATTATCAAAGCTTGATGTAGCTGAGTTCCACGTGTACTGCTGTACTGATGAATACCCACCACCATTTAATGTAGCACCAATACTACAGTCTTTTGATGTCTGACCAACATACGTGAAGTTATTGATATTATTAGATGCTAAATATCCAAAGTTCTCACTCGCCAACTCGTTGTAGTTAGCAGAGTCATACGAAACCTTTATACCATCAGGGATTGTTCCCACGTCTACATATATTATGGTCGCACCAATATTTGTTCCTACACTAAATGTGATGTCATAAATACCTTGGTCCCCACTTGCATTAACTCCTTGACCACACGGGAATGCACAGTCAGAACACGCAGGAGTGCTTGACGTTAACACGCCACCAACCTGCTCTCTTACCACAGTACTATCACTATACCATCCATCAGGAGCAGCCGTAGTTAACGTAGCATCTGTAAACACTGCTGTCGCTCCCGATAAGGTAGCTGCGTCTAAAAAATAATTTCCTGATACTGCCATAACTCTTTAATTTTATTATTTAATTTTAACACCCACAGCACGCATCTAATTCTGATGTTGTACTATAACATAGCTCCAACTCTGTAGGTCTTCTGTAGTTATATATTAGGTAAAGGTACTCATCCGTACTGCTCGGCATCGCAAACTCTGCGGTATAGGTGTTGCCACCGTTACTTGTAACAAGAGGCGTAGCATTTGTTGATGCGTTAAATAATGTCTGCATCTGTGCAGGTGTATTGACATACAACGTGTTACTTCTTAGATACCTTAGCTCGTCAATGCTTGGGTCAAATACATAATCATCAGTAGACCCTATCTTATTAGATACAATACTTATAGTCGCACCATCAGCAGGAATAAATCCTGAGCCCTGTGGTCCTACAATCTGCGTATACTGAGATATTAATGGATTTTCTGTGCCTGAAACTAACTTAACCTGCTCACTATGTATAGGTGATGTATATAGACCATCCTGCCAACTGTATTCATTATGGATAAATAGTCCTGCATCATCATCGATAGAGTAGCATACCTGAATAATTGTTATCTGCTGAGCGTCAGGACAGTTTACAGTAATCTCTAAATGCGTAGAACCTTGAGAGGTAATACTTAGATTTAAAGTATTTGCAGCAACGCTATCCTTGTCTACAGTTAACGTACCTGATACAGATGTCACACCCGTGGTGTCTACACCACTATTGTACGTTGACTCAATTTCAAATGGACTCTGTCCGTCTCCTAATACATTGTACTCAATAGATACATCTCCAACCAAGAAGCCTACATCTACACAGAAGGTTGTAGCCTCTCTGTCTGTTACAACTAACGAACGAGATATACCACACTCAATACATTCTACCACAGATGGTAACAGCTCTGAGTTAGAGCTTAATACGTACTCATTCATATAAGGGTCAAACCCTCCAAGTTTTTGTGTGTTGAAAGACTCAAGGAATAAATCTCTAAACCACGACCGCATCCCCGACTCAGATATAACTGACAGTGACTCGCTTGTTCCTGCACCACGTAACTGTATTACAGCACCACGCTTCGCATCGGTAAAGAACTTATTTGGTCCCCACTTACTGTAGCTCTCAGGATGAAAGCTTATACCATACTCTTCTACACGTGCAACCTGCTGACCTAATACCTCAGGTACGGATGCAACCTGACCCCCACCTGTTGAGTCGGTAAGAATATTCTTACCTTGTAGTACGTACGATACCTTATCCTCTTGCAGTGTAAGTATATCTGTCTCTCTACCATCTATTATATATATAGGTCCATAGGACTCTTCTAAGGGCTTAAAGTTTAATAGCCCTAAGTTGAACTCGTTAAGTTTATTTACGTTGGACTCATCGTTAAATACACCACTATATGTGAGGTCTGCAAATCTTCTTATCTCTTCATAGTCTTGTGCTGCTGTAGATGTAACCCTGTTACCTAACGACAAATCATTCTTGCCTATAGCATCTCTGATTGCGTAGCTCTCTACGCCATTTCCAAATGCATAGCAGTTAAAGAACGCTGTCTTTACTATACCCGGAGTTGATGTGCTAATGTTTTGGTCTTGTGTATTACCTAAGTGTTCTCCGTCTGCTGTTATTCCAAATGATTGAGAGGACTCATACCATACATCAGGTAATGCATCCTGTGGTTCGGTCTCAAATATTAATTGCGATGGAGCCCTTTGAACAACAATCTGTACTCTAATTGAAACATTCTTTCTCTTTACCCCTACCTTACCTTGTGAACTTTTTACGACAAAACAATTTCTCCCCGTTATCGGGTGAGGCATTATTGTAGACGATATGTTTCCTGCTTTACACGGTAATGTCCCACTTAAATCAAAGTTTGGTCCTGTACAATCTACTTCCGTTGCCTGTGCTCTTAATTTTATATTTATATTCTGTCCCACAAACCAAGATTGAAAATTAGGATACTCTAATGGAGAAACGAATGTAGTATCTACAAACCATTCTCTGCGTATAGTATTGCCCTTCCCCTCTCTTAGGTTATCTATATATATCCTAATCCTTGAACCTTCAGGTATAGTATAATCTACAAAACCACCTGCCCCATCATCCTCGTCTATTGGATAAAAAATATCTTTACACCCTGTGCCTTGGTCAGATTCAACACCATAGTCTATAATATTATCATCATCAAAAGCAGTGCTAAAATTATTTGCCCTTATCTTCATATACACTCCTTGAGGTATAACCCTATCAGGGAAGCTTATAAAGTCTTTCTGTTGAGATTGTTTTTCTAATACGGTTGCGTAAACACACCTGTTTAATGGTCCACTTGTATCTGCCTTAACCAATAATATATCCCCCTCGTCTACCTTCTGTGCATTCTGTCCTTCAAGTAAAAAGTAATCAGCAGAAGTCTCAGGGTCTCTAAAAAAGAAATTTGAGTACACATTAAAGTAATCCTCCTTGTCTGCCTTGATGCAAAACTTGTATCGTGTTGCCCACTCAGGAGCAATCTGCGGAACAGGTATTGTTACATCTATGTAGTTAACCGTTGATGCATCAGCACACGGTACGTGTACAGTATTGTTCGGACTAACCAATGCTGTAGTTGACCGATTAAAGTCGTCCATATATATAATGCCAACCTCGTAGCTTCTATTGCTATGCAAACTTTTAGGTGAGCTTAACTTTTGAAATAGACCATCTGCTGATAATATCTCATAGTACTCATACGCATTATCTGCAGTGATTGTTGGGTCCTCAAAATACATAGATAGAAGCTGAAACCCTATTGTAGTTGGGGTAGAAAATATAGCTATATCACCTTGTATTGGATTTGCTGTACCTATACCACTATTCCGTTTAGTTAACGAATCTAAAGATGCAGGGATAATGCAGTTAAATTCATCCGTAAAAGATGTGCCATTACAAGCGTTTGGTACAGTTTCAACGCTTGTACCAATCAACCCCACTGCTTCTACAAAGGCTGTGCTATTTGCAAGGTCGCTCGCACTACTAAAGTCTTGTGGCAGTATATACTGAAAACTTATTGTCGTAGTTCCTGTTTGCTGTGTAGGTGTTACTGTTCCTGTAAATTGGCTATGTTGAAATTGTAAAGTAAACTCAAAAGATGAGCCTGCAACCAAATCAAGTCCCTGTAAATCAAATACAACTTTACTATCGTCTATCACCAATCCCGGATTCCCACTATCAAAGAAATAAGTTCCTTGTGATAATGTCTCAGGTACGTCTTCTAATCCCACATCCACAGATACCTTATCCACAAAATACTCTAATCGTGTGTCTACATCATACTGCTCTAAGTAGTTGCCATAAAACAACCTGTTACCCATAATAGTCTGTGCTTTTGCAAGACGTGGTACGTTGTCATATAATCTTAATATCTCTGATGATGGCAGTACCGTATATATCTTACTATTGCTAAAGCTATAGTCATACGAGGTGTCATTCACAAGACCTAACTGTACCTTATCCAACTTCTCAATGACACGTATAATGCCGTTGGTCATATCCTTCCACAGCAAGTCTATACCTACCACCAATGGTCCTCCCGACATATAATCTATTCGAACCTGATTAGCTGAGTTTAGCATCCCCTCGTTTAGACCTGTAGAAAAACTATAATCAAAAGACCCCGGCAAAAATGCAGGCTCTGAGAATTGTGATGTGGCTGAATACTCGCCATCAGCATACTCATACCTATACGCAAAGCAGATGAACCTGTCCTCGATAAAGTTATTCTGAGATGCTGTAATCTGTGGTGTTATAGTAGGTGCATCTAAAGGTGGCTTCTTTATAACAAGCAGTGCCTCAGCCAAATTGACATCATCTACATTAGCAACAGGATTAGGATAGCTCCTATCTACGTTAACAAACCTCGGAGGGTTTATGTCGTCAGTAAAGAATAATAACTTCTCGTCTACAAGGTTTACTCCTGTTATAAGATACTGAGGGTTAAAGTTTAGTGTCGTGTTAACACCACCCCCATCGTCAATACTTTTAACGATATAGGTTAATATATTTGTTTGTACATTAAGAGATACTATAAGGTCTAACTTTCCTGTGGGACTTGGTGTAAAGTTTGAGTCGTGAATGAACCAATACAACGTCTCGTTACCTCCGTCCTCATACGCACCAATACACCTTGCATCGATACTTAATGGGTCTCCATTGTACTGCAGCTCAGTTAACTGTGTGTTGCCCTTACTGTTCTCCACAGAACCAATCTCAGAGTCTTCAGTAGAACCTAAGCGTACATTTAAGGCATCAACATACTGACCATTGGGTAAAAGTCTCTCATCGATACTTTTGTTCATTACCCCCTTTATAAAATTTCTTTGCGTGTTAGCCATATTATTTTAGCCATTTATTTTGTCCTCTAAGATTCATTAATAATCTACCGGGATGTATATTACTTATTCTAATCTTTGCATTTCTTAAAAGAGAACTCTTTCTTTTTCTTGCTCTTGCAATCACATACTCTTGTACGTTTAGCTTTGAGCTTAGTATAGCGTACTCAATGTAAGCGTATATATAATCTTCAAACATCTTGTTCACACTAATCTCTGTATTGTCACCGTTCTCCATTCCATCGGATACATACTCAAGAACAATACTTTCGTTAGCCATATCAGAACTAAAGTTTATAACGCCACCCTTCTTGTTTATACTGAACGTAGGATTTGCGTTAGCAGTCTCTGTATTTAAACCAAACCGAGCTCCTATCGCATAATCAAAATACCACATCCCATCACAACAGTAACCTTCGTATCCGTTAAATGGACTGTTAGCGTTTAAGTATATAGACTTCTTGCCTCCTGTAATCCTATCCATATCTAAGTTAGAGTGCTCAGGGCTTAAGGCGTTACCGTTCTCATCAAATAGAATCCTACAGTTATTGTCTTGTAGATACGCATCACTCCAATTAGTCTGAATGTTTTCAGTTAGAGGATATAGCAATCCATTCTTATACATAGATACCCTCACCCAATTCACATAGTCAGGAGGTAATACGTATCGTAAGGTATTGCATACCGTTAGCTGTAATATTTTTATTTCTTTAAACGCATCATAGTTAAGCTCTTGTATACCACGCTTAGCGTGAAACAAAACCTTAAACCTCTCCTCATTATTTATCAATGAGTGATTGCCTGCGTACATCAACATAAAGTTGTTTACTATATCATACAACGAGACATACTGATAAGAGCCCCAATTTGCATCTTCAGGAGTGTTACCATTATTTTCGTAATATTCATACTGTGAGATATAAGCCATAGTTTATTATTTTTCGTCTTGGTCTTCTTTTTGTTCTAATCCTTGTCCAAACTGAACTGCTGCAACCTCTCTAATTGACATCCCTGCGTACTGTAGTATCTTTAATACTAACGTAGGCTCGTCAGATATACTCAACTCAAAGTCTTGAAAGTCAGATTGTGATTGGTCAAATGAAGGCTCTCCTCCAATTAACTCAACGTATGTCCACTTAGGGTCGTTAGGATACCTAATGTATTGACATTGAACCGCACCTATAGTATTTATACTTGGGGGGAACAATGAAAGGTTAGGCTCCTGTTGTGTGTATGCAGGGAACATTGTTGACGGTGCAGTTAGCAAAGAGTTGTTTAACATAGTTATCTTGCTATGCGTAACCTTCTCTGCTTCGTTTAATACACTGTCATCGTATACCACATACCCCTCAGGGAAGTTTTGAAATATATCTGCAGGATTACCATTACCATCCGTTAATACAAGCGTATCTGTTCCGCTTAACGCCTGAACAAATGCTGTCTGATTCGTTGTGGTGTTACCTACAATATCACCTACATTAACACCTGCTGATACAAAGTCAATGGTGTTGTCTACTAAGTCACCTACCTGTAGTGATGTGTTGCTTCCACTTGCTAATAGTCGTGTGTATACTAATACCTTGTTTAATAGATAGTAGTCATCGTTTGTTGTTGTTTGACTTGGTGTAAAAAATTTATTAGATATGTTGTGTAATAAAAAATTGTCTACTGAGAATATATTTATTACCTCCTCATATCCTTTTGTTATATCTGCATAGCCTGTCCCTGAGGCTCTTGCATTCTCTTTGTTTATCTGATAGTTATACTGATAAAAATAATCTTCAAAAATATCTAACTGTGCCTGTTTAGCAAATAGGTTAAAGTCAGATGGAGAAATGTATCCGTAATTATTTTTATTTAGTATAGACAATACTGTGTTCCTAACCGAGTTTATCATCTGTAAATACTTTCATACAAAGATACACAAAAAAAAAGACCCCTTCATTTGAAGAGGTCTCATTGATATTGATTATTATTTATGGGGCAGCAGGACCTTCAGGACCGGGGTCGGGACCTGCGTCTCCACCACCATCTTCAACAGAAATAGAGTCGATAGTAGTACCTAAAGGTATGCTAACAACAGATACTGCCTCTTTCCAAGAAGATTGAAATGCATCTACCTGTGCATTATTAATGCTGTCAATAAGAGATTGAGACATATTTGTGCCCTCAAAAAAAACAGTAATTATCCCGTTGGTAATAGCTAAAGCCTCAGGGCTACTAATATTCATATAGCACCCGTCAACAATAGGGAATAATACCGTGCCGTTATTTGTAGTTTCGAATGATAAAAATTTACTCATAATAAAAAAAGTTTAAGTATTAATAAAAGACAAAGATACACAAAAAAAAAGAGGGGTCGTTAAACCCCTCCTCATCCATTATAACCTTATGTCTATAATTGTTTCTCTAAAAATACTAACACATCTACGCCATCGTCAGACTTAAACCAATCAGCTAAATACTGAATAGCGTCTACACCAAACGGTATCGTTGTTAATCTTTTTTTGTTTCCTTCTAAATTAAAGTATACCTCTCTCCTCTTATTTCTAAATGCAATAAGCTTGTTGTCAAAGAACAACTGAACAGTGGACTGTAGTTTTAATTTAGGGTCAGATAATATATTTAAAAATGTACTTGGATTTTGTTTTGCAAATATGAGTACATCTCTTCTTAACTCAGATGATGTCATCTTAGATACATCCTTGTTAAATACAACACGACCAAGATTCTCAAGCTGCTCTATGCTAAGTGACTTAGCTTCGATTAACGCATCCACCTCAGCAGTAAGCTGCTCTACCTCTTCTGCAGCATCCTTACCATAATCAACCTCAATAAATCGTTTACCGTTTAGAGGGTGGTAGTGTAAAAACTGTTGAAGCACAGGATTTGTTCTTGCAACTCTAAGCATACCATCTTCAAAGATTACAGGTGTAACAACAGCGTTACCGTCCTGTTCATCTTCAAAACAACTTCTTTGATTGATAGCATATCTTATGGTTCTGTTAACTCCTTGCTCCTCGTCAAAGTACAGCAGTGCTGCATTACGAGAGCTTCGTGAAGGAATAATGCACGACAATGGTGCTCTGTCTCTTGTGAGTTTATAAACTCTGTCTTTTAATTCTAATTTCATTTTGATTAAATTTTAAATTTTAAAAATAAAAAAGTTAGGAGTGCCTAAGTAGACACTCCCTCCTCTTTGCAATATTAGTCTTCGAACAGTACGAAGTTATTTGCACCTAATGTACAAACACATCTTTCAGACAAGAAGTGTACTTCCATCGCATCTAAAGACGATGTAGCTGCACCACCTGCAGAACCTGTAATCCAAGTCTTATATCTTCTGTCCTCAGTTTCAGAAGCTCTGTAACGAACGTGTAAGAACGGACGTTTAGCATTCTTTCCAAGAACTTGGTCATACACAGATGTTGAACCTGCAGGTACCAATAACCCGTTGATATTACCTGTACCTGCGGCTAAACCTCCACGCATAGTTGGGTCATTCAGATATTTCCAATCAGTCTTGTAGAAGTCATATCCTCTTCGGAATCCTGTGAATCCTAAGTTCAATGCCATCTCTTGGTCATTGTCAAACAATCCGAAAGAAGTACCACCTGCACCATAAGAATTTTGCTCAGATAACATATCGTCAATTGAAAATCCAAAGTCTCTATCTAAGAATATTACGTTCTCTTCAATTGCTCCTTGTGCATCAAGTCGTCCGATGATAGCATCGAAGTCAGCTAATACATTAGGAACGCCACCTGTCCATAGGTTACCTCGTTGTCCTACAGTAAAGAACACACCTTCAGAACCTTTAGCAGTTCCGGCATTGGCAACATTGTCCATAGGTACTGCTTCAATCATTGCAGTCTCAAGATAGTCGTCAAAACGTAATCTTGTTTCGTGCTCAGACTTCATATACCAAAGGTATCCACTTGCACCGTTCTCTGTTGTTACTTCAACCCATCCAATCTGAGCCATATCAGAACCTGATACTGCGTACTTATCTTTAATGATAATTGGAGAGTTCTCGAAAATGAAATCGTCAGACTCTAAAGAACCATTCATTCCTTCAGTTCCTTTTGCAAACTCAGAACCGTAGATGAAGATAGTAACGTCTGCGTTTCCAACTCCTGAACCTGCTGCTACAAGTCCACCTGCTTCGTAAAAAGCAACTGTAGCTGTAATAGGAGATACTGTTAAATCAACATCAGTAACAATACCTTTGTTTTCACCTGCACCATTGTTTTGGTGAACAACAACAGTCTGTCCTACTCTCAATGCGATACCGCCTTGAGCACTAAAAGGATTCTGTCCTGTAGTAGCTTGACCTGCAGGTGCTGATGCATCATTGATTTGGAATACTGCTTGGTCAGCATTCACTAATGCGGCTGTACCCACGCTTGTATATTTAACGTGAAGTCTTCCTTGCTCTGCCCATTTTACAAGGTCTGAGTTAGAAGGCATCTCTGCTCCAACCATTCTTAAAAATGAACTAATCGTTCTGTTTCCGTAACGTTCAAATTCCTTTTCATAAGTATCCGGAAGATACTGATTCAAGAAATCAAAGTTAGTAATGTAATTTGTCGCCAACGGCACTTGCTGTGCTGATGGCTGTAGGTCGAAACCCGGTCCTGTTAATGGCATAATTTTTAATTTTTAAATGTTTTAAATATTTTTACTTTCTACTCTTAATTTTCAAGCCTCTACTACTTGGTGTAGATATAGACTTGATTTGCAATCCATCCTTACGGTTTGATACTTGAGGTGCTTTACGTTCTGTCATATCGACATTTTTCATTCTACGTGTTACACTTTCAGTAGCATCCGATTTACCTTGTTCATAAAAGAACGAAGCAAACTTGTTCGGATTCATTGCGACAGCTAATGCTCTGTGATAACCTGCAGCATCGCTAAGCATACCCGTGTCTTTATCAATAAATTTCCTTACGAAACCTTGATAATCCATTTGTTGCTCTTTGATTCTATCAGTCTCACCCGGTTTGAAAGTAAAAGTATCTTCTCCAATCTTGAAATCAAAACCTTTGAAATCTTGGAAAACTTGGTCTGTCTTTTCAGTAAACCATTCTCTTTTTCTTTTCATCTCTTCTTGAGCTGTATCAGCCTCAGCTAAATATCGCTTATACTCTTCAATCTCTTGTATCTGCTCATCAGAGACTCCAACCGTACTTGACTCAAGTGGTTGTTTGTACATCTCCTTTTGCTCTTCAAAAAAGTTCTTAGCTTTAGCGATAGCCTTTTTCTTTGCCAACTTAGTTTTCTTAATATCTCTCTCTTCGTCTAAGTCCTCATCATAGCTGTAGTCATCCATAAGGACCTCTACATCTTCTGAGTCGGTAGCCTCGCCTGAAGCAAGAAAATATTCAGATAACATTTGGTCTTCGTCCATAGAAGAAAAATCTCGGTTTAGTTTTACGTAATCTTCAATCCCTCTCCCTGTACTTTTTTTATAATCAAAATAACCTTTAACATCTTCAGGCAACTCTTCATTTTTTTCTCTTTGTTCGAAAAGTTGGTCTACAGATGTAAAGTCTTTCTCATATCTGTTTTTAATAAATGAAAGAACGTCATCCTCATTTAACTCAGAGGATTGAGTTTCTACAGTGTCTTGTGCATCATCAGATGTAGAGTCAGATGATTGCATATTAATCTGTTCTACACTTGTTGGGTTATGTCTTTCTTCTGCATCTTTTAATAGTTTAGCCTCTATTTCTTGTTGAGACTTTTCTTCAGTCCCGGTAACTTCTTTTACTTTAAATTCCATTTGATTAAATTTTTACAAAGTTAGTTAATATTTTTTATTGATTTTATTCGATTATCTTGGAGAGAACTCAGCTAAGTCAAATCCATCTAAGCTATCCTCGTTAGACTCAAATCTTTGTGGAGGTAGATTGTTCTTACGTTGATTGATTAACTGTGACTGCTGCGTGTTCTGCTGATTTATCCTTGAAGATTTTGCATCCTCTCGTTGAGTCTCTCGTGATTGTAAAGCATTCTCAGACATATCTCGAAGCTGCTGATTGTAGTTAAACTCCTCCTGCATCAACATAGACTTTAACTTAGCCTCGTTGTTCATCTTCTCAATCTCAAACGCAATCTTAGCCTGCTCAAGCTGCATCTTGCCTCTCATCTCCATCTCTATCTTCTGTGCAGCAATCTGTGCTGCCATCTGTTGAGACTGCATATTTATCTGACCTGTCATAGCCTGCTTCTGCATCTCCATCTGTTCTTCTCTATCCTGTTTCTGCTTACGCTTTAACTTAAGAAGTTGATTAGCAAGTTTGATATTCTTAATCTCCCTGATGTCTATGGCATCCTCAAGATTAATATCCCCCTTTGAAAGAGCCATCTGAATGTTCTGCTCAAGTTTAGCTTTATCCTCCTCGTCAGGTGCTATCTCTATAAATATACCAAAGTCATAAATATACAAGTCACTTATATCATTAAGTATTGACACGTTATACTTGCCTATCTTGTTTGCAAAGTCATCTTTAAAGTCAGCGTACTCTAATATGTCAGCAACACGATACGTTAATGCCTCAGCTAAACTTCTATATATGTAAAGACTTCCATCAAGTATATGACGGGTGGCTACATTAGAGTTTAATGCAGCAAGTTTTTGTAAGCCAACCAACGAGTTAGGGTCAGGATTACTTCCGTCTCGTGCCTCGTTTAATCCTGTTACGGTTCTAATCATACCTAAGTAATGATTGTAGTTTCCTATAAGCATCTGTGTCTTAGACGCTCCTGAATTAGATGTAAGCTGTTGTATAGGAACCTTAGCCTGATTGTAGTCACCATCCTGAGTGTATGACCTTCCTATCACACTACCCGTTTGGAAGTATAACCTTAATGCATCCTCAGGGTTATATGCGTTGCCTGTACCGAGGTCAACCTCGTTCAGTCCATCTGCATCTATATATACACCATCAGGTACTACCCTTGCAATAACCTGTTGTAGCTTTAGGTGTGTCATCTGTATTAAATCAGCAAAGGGTACCATCCGTCTTACTAAAGACTCTAACCTACCCTTGTACATCCTTGGGGCAACTGCCACATAGTTTGGAAGTGCGTGCTGACTTGATGACTTAGGTCTTACCATATTCTTAGCAAGCTCCCACTTCAATACAATGTTGGTTCCCATAACCATAACCCCATCATACCACACATCAATTGTTTTCTCAAACTTCTCAAAGTTCCCTTCCTCCATTACATCTTCAGGTGGGTCAAATTGGTCATCCTTCTCAATTACTTTATTACCGCCTGTTGCCGTAATCTTTTTCTTATAGACCATCTTCTCTGTGGTCTTATAGTTAAAGTATAATAGTGTTACAGTATCCCTAAAGAAAATATCATTCTCATAGAACTGTGCTACATTATAGTAGTCATACCACGATTGACTGTACTTACTTATCTCCTCTAAATCTTCTGTTGTCAATGAAGGGTCTATCTTCATCAGCTCTGTGATAGGAAGTGTCTTAACCTCTCCCCAATAGAAACAATCTTTAAAGTGTGGGTCTTCTGTATAGCTGTATACAATATTAGCCGGGTCAACATATGATACTGATACCCCTGCCCCCTTTAAAAACTCGTGCTTAGCTACACCAATACCTACGGTTGCTATATCATAGTCAACTCTTTTACGTATATCAAGGTAGTGATTCTCTTCGAATATTGTATTGATAGCCTCCTCTTCAGCTATCTCTATAGCAGGTTTGTAGTTAAGCTGCATATATAAAGCCATCTCCGTATCATCTTGAGGTAGTGCATCCTCAGGCATTATAAACGGGTCGTATCCTGACTTCTCTTTTATAATAGAGAGTTGGTCTTTTGCAGCCATCTGCCCCTCTATCATATCCTGATACTTAGTTCTCTTAGCTTGAGACATTGCATCTTGAGCGTATGCCTTAACCTTAAACAGTCTATCAGACATTCCGTTCACAACTATGTCAACAAACTTAGGGATGATAGGTACAGGTGTCCAATCTAAGTTAAGATACGATAGGTCGCCATCAATAGCTAACTCGTTCTTATACTTGCTTATAGACTGCTCACCTCTTGCGTATAATCTCAATCTGTGAAACTCTCTCCATTGGTCATAAAACCTACAACCATTCCCATCCTTACGGAACCATTCATACTGAATGGCTTGCCCTATCATCAACCCGTATTCATCTGTTGCTTTCTCAGCATCAGAAACAAACTGACTTGGAAACCCTGCAGATGAAATATTAATTTTTACATCCTTCATCTAATTATTTGACTTGTTTTTCCTGTATTAGTATACCTTGCAAAGTTAACTTTTATTTTTGATTCTTTTCTTTCAGGTTGATATAGATGTTTTTGACACGCCATAATAGCCAAACCCGTACTAATAGATGCATCAAACTTAGTCCTGTTCGTAATATCAAACTTTGCCCAATCCTCTAACGTCCTATTGAATGCCATCGAACTCATATCCCCATCATCTTTTAATCCTACGTGATTTTCTATGTAGGACTCAATTGCTGCAGCGTGTGCCTGCTTAACAGCCTCACTTGAGTTAGGTATGCCACCCAACTCTTTTTCTGTCTTAGATAGCTTCGTAAACACCTTGTCGGGTCTGTTAGTGCAGAACCCCCTGTAGCCTCTATTCTTAAAATGATATAGTAACCTTGGCTTATTGTTCTCTATTAGTATGGGCATACCATAGAACACGCACGCCATTAGCACATCCTCAAAGAATATCTCGGCTGTCTGTGGTCGTGCAATATACTCCAAGAAGAACTCGTTGCTTGGAGCCTCCTCCATACTAAACTTTGTTAGTCCGTGTAGAGAACCGTTTGAACCAACACCTCCTACTGTCCCACTAATATCATATGAGTCACATCCAAAGCTCCCTATGTGTTCATTACCCGGATACATAACCCCATTCTTTTTTACTATCCTGTTCTGTAGGTTTTTATTTGGTACCCACGTAATAAAAAATCTACCTCGCTTGTCAGGATTAAACATAACCACACTATCCTTGATACCGTTCTTCCAACTGAAAGCCCCACGTGTAACATACTGCTCTGTTATCATACTATCGTTGTAGTCTATCTGCTGATATATCTTTGTCAAGTTAAACAGTGACTGCTTGCTCTCGTCCCTAAATGCGTGTGACTCTGTACGTGGAAACTGCCTGTAGTACTCGTTTAGTGCATCAGGGTCATTCTTTAATGACTCCACCTCGTTGTCCCAATACTCTACAGCTCCTTGTGTAATCCACTCATTGTCAATACCCCTAACCTTACCGTCTACATTTTTTAGCACAGGCATACCATACCTGTCAATAAACCCTTCCATATTCCATTCCATAGGAATAAACAAGGAGTACATACCACTCTTGGTCTGACCGTTAGCATTTCTTTTAGTTACATCAGAATCGTAGTACAGCCTCTTAAAGTTTTCTCCACCTTTGCTTAATGCATTTGATGTTGAGCCCATCATACACTTACCTATAATCCTGCTACCTAATCTTAGACACGTCTTTGTAACACGCCAATTGTTTAGGATGTTGTTTGGCTTTAACCACTTCCCACTCTCATCGTGTACTAACAATAGAAGCTTCTCACCATCATAGCTGTTGTCGTCCGTGTTCTTCCAATCTATAGTAGTATCCAACCCCTCCATCTCATTAGCATCGACATCATACATATTCTTCTTAGTAATCTTAGCCGCAGGGACACGGTATGCTAACTCCGTCTTTGGTTTATCCATACCATCCATAATAGGCTTGAAGAAAAATGGCAGCCTGCTATTTATAGGTACGACCTTGTCGGTGAACATCTTCTTAGCATCGCTACCCGTCTTGGATAGTATACCAACCCTTGCATCTTTTACAAGCGTACCTGTATTGACACACTCTGACGATGACATAAACGAGAACCCTGAACGCCTAATCTTTAGGTATATCATTCCAAAGCTTCTCTTGTCTGCCTTACAAGCCTCCCAATATATATACAGTAACCTATTAGCCTCTCTGAAGTCAGGGTATCCAACATCTATTGTGGTCCATTGCAGATACATATAGTGTGCCCCGGTTATATACGTGGGTATACCATTACTCATAAACCAAAAACCTACCTCTCTATTATCGAACTCTGCTTCAATATAGTCCACCCATCTTGCCTTGAAATCTGAAGGCATCTCATTCCATTGAAAGATGGATGGTATTTTAGATAAAGGTTTTGGTATATCGTAACGCTCCCAATACTGCTCTTTCTTATCGTTATGTCTTTGGTATATTTCTTTTGGGGGTTTGGGTAGTGCTATCTTTAGTCCTGATATTTCAACTATATCTCCTATCTCTCCGGTCTTTGATATTACTACAACGTCATACTTCTCGTTATGACCATACAGCCAAGACCTGTTACGGTTCTTGTTAGTATACACGCTCTTAGGTATGTAGTCGTGTATTACTCGGTATATATTATTTAGACCTTCTTTCTGCAAACCCTTGTTTTGTATCTAACTTATTAGGAACACCGCTGCTCTCTATAGCCTCACGCTCCTCTTCAATCCTTTTTAATATCTCAAAGGCATCGAATATTGCTAACTTCTTTGTAGCGGCAGCATTCTTTAATCTGTCTGCCGATATGTCATCCTCAGGGTCGTGCTTTATAATCTGCTCCTTGGCAACCTTTATAAGCTGCTCTACTGCCCTGTGCCCTGCTTCAATTATTTTTAGCTTAACTTGCTTTGTGTCCATCTATCTTATAATATTAATTATAAACAATAGTAGTATAACATCTAAAATAATCTTTGCTATAAGGAGGACTGCTAATGATTTGAAAAAATTTCTCATAGTTGTAAAGTTATTGAGTGGTCATACATTCTCCATAGCACCTCATCGTCTACCTTAAACTCATACTCCTGTGACGGCTTGTAGCATACTACATCCCCTTCCTTTAGACCTTGAGATTTAAGTTCCTCGTTAATTATAGCAATGGTTCCAATTAAAGGTTCATTGGTTGTAGCCTTATATATATAGCTTTCTTTTGCGGGGATGGGTTTTATAAAACAGTAGCGGTCGTACCCTTGCCACTCGCCATTTTTTTTATATGCAAAGAATTGGTCGGGGTCTAAAAAGAATATGTTCTCTTTAAAAAAACTTTTCCCACTCTGTCTTCTGCCCCGCATATCATTGTAGAACTTAAATACATTGTGGTGAACCAATAAGACATCACCCTTTTCAATTGGACCGTCATAGTTTAGTGGTGTTTCTATCACTATAGCCTCTCTATTGGAGGCTGACACATCCTCTTCTGATGTGCTAACTATAAACTCTATTCCTGCTATTGTCTTGGTGTTGTTATATCTTTTCTTATTTACGGGTTCTACTATAAACTGATATATTGATTTCATTAAAAATTTATATTAAATTCAATTGACACAGGCACTGTAGATGTAAACTCCTTCCACAGTATAACCTCTTGACTTGTGCTCTCTATCCATATCTTTATAGAGTCGCTCTCATCGTAATATTTTATTAGATGAATAGTGTGACTACCGTTTAGTATCTCTTGACCTACTATGTAGTGCATAGCCCCTGACTTGTAATCAGGTCCCACACTTATCTTACGAATATCCATTATTGTTTTACCATTAATACTCCGGCACCGTTTGCATTAGCTGCTGTTGTTTGATACACATCTCCTTGTATTAGTCCTGCTAATCCTGCTGCTGCATCATCGTCATATGCAGTTATGGCAGTCATTCTTAAAGGAATAGCTGAGGCTATATCTATTAATACATCTACAAAAAGTTTATTACTTACAACCATATCCCCGGTTATATTAATATCTCCCGTTAAATTTACATCTCCCGTTAAATTTACATCGTTTGTTGCTGTGTTTCCTGCTGCTAATACACTTTCTAAATCTAAATTTATATCTACCCACTCTAAAGCGTTAGATAAAGATTTAACAAGAGCCTGCCCGGCTGTACCTGTATTACCACCTCCGTCTTGTATGTCGGTAGGTATGATAGAAGTACAGGTAATATCACCTGTTAATGTTATATCGTTTGTTGCAGTATTACCTGCTGCTAATACCTCAGATAATGTGTTATCAGGGATTAAACCAATGATGTCTCCTATTGTGAAGGTTTTTGTTTCGAGGCTTGATGCTACTGTTCCAATAACATAATCTCCAATTACGGGAGTAGCGTTAGGATATGCTGCAGTGTTACTTATCTTTGACATCTCTTATTTTTTTTTCTGCTGAACCTCTCCTGTTTGAATATTTATAACAGAGTCTTCACCATATTTATCAATTAGTTTCTTTTCATTCTGAGCAAACTTCATCTTAATAGCTGCTATCTCAGAGATGATACTACTCTTTTGAATCTCTAAATCCCCAATAGTAATCTTGAACTTAGTGAACTCAGTGTTTAAATTCTGAAGCTCAGTTAATTCTTTTTCAGTTAACCTTTCCATTTAATTTAATTTTATTTAGCTGTAAAGATAGAAAATTAATTTCTATTTTTTCTTCTACGTTTGTCTGAAGTGAAACTGTCCATCATCTTCTCACCCGTTCGACCTATAACATAGCCTCCTATACCGAGCTGTAACAGGTTCCAAAACTCATCCTCTAACGGTGGTATGGTCAGACCGAACAACGGTCCAAGGAACTTTACGTATATAACAATGAAACCAAACGATAACATTAGTATGGGTCTCCAACTTCTCTGTAGCCAATTGCCACTCGCCTCTGCTATTATTATATCAGCCTGCATCTTCTGAAGCTCAAGCTCCTTGGTCGCAAATATCTGCTTCAATGCTATCTCAGCCTGCATCCTTTCTTCCTTAGACGTTATCAGACCATCAAGCCCCCCGAGGACATCCTTGACAAGGCTACCACTAAACCATTCCATTACCTTCCCCATCATATATTACTGTATTCTTCTGTTGCATCAAAACAAGGACACGCCTTGGCTGCAAAGTCTCGGTGTCCGTGTATAGTAGCGTCAGGCTGTAGTAACTTTAAAAACCTTAACAGGCTAAGTAAAGACTCCTTCTGCTTTTCCGTGCGAGTATCTTTTGGTGTCCTGCCATCCTGTTCAACCCCACCTATGTAGCATACGCCCCAAGAC